CGTCTTGCAGGTATTGATACTCCAGAAAGTCGAACAACAAATCTCAAAGAAAAAGCATTGGGACTTGAGTCTAAAGAGTGGATGAAGAAAACTCTTGCAGGTGCCAAAGATATTCTAATCAAGACTGAGTTACCCGATAGTACAGAGAAGTATGGTCGTATCATTGGCCACCTGTTCATCAACGGTCAAGAGATCTCATTGAACAACCAGATGATTGCTGAGGGATATGCTCTGGCATATGATGGTGGCACAAAAGATATGGATTTAGAATTACTCTTATCAAGAAGAAAGTCACAATAATCCCTTTACTTTTGTTATGTTTTATAGTATAGTAGTATTTGATGATGAGGGATTTACATGAAATTTTATACATGCGCACACCAGTATGGTTCCAAGGTTCTTGTCCGTGGAGTCCATAATGGTGTTCGCTTCACTAAACGAGATGACTTTAGTCCCACACTGTTCGTAAAATCCAAGGGTGGTGAAGAAACAAAGTACAAGTCTCTGTATGGTGAAGATCTTCAACCGATTGACTTTGAAGACAACAATGCTGCCAAGCAGTTTGTTCAGACCTATGGTCAAGTAGACAACTTTGAGATCTTTGGGCAGACCAACTATGGTTACCAATATATTACAAAGAAGTATCCTGGAGAAATTGAGTGGGACATGTCTCAACTTAATATTCAGACCATCGATATTGAGACCTCTGCAGAGCATGGGTTTCCTGATGTAAACAATCCTATTGAGAGTGTTCTGTTGATCACTACCAAGGATTTGATCACTCGTCAGATTATCACCTTCGGTTGTGGTGAGTTTGATGACCAGAACTCTGAGATTGTCCAGACCCTGAGGGATGCTGGCAACAAGTTTCTCTATGTGAAATGTGATGATGAGCGCGACTTGCTAGAAACCTTTCTGCGTTTCTATACTGATAATCATCCAGACATTATTACAGGTTGGAACTGTGAATTGTTTGACGTCGCGTATCTTATCTCGCGTGTGGATCGTCTGTTCTGCACCGAAGAAGATACAACCATGCGCAAGAAGTTCTCGCCATGGGGTCTGGTTCGTCGTAAGAATTTGACAATCATGGGTCGCGAACATATCTCATATGATATTACTGGCGTCGCAGTTATTGATTATCTCGATCTCTATAAGAAGTTTACATACGTTCGTCAAGAGAGTTATAAGTTGGATCACATTGCCAAGGAAGAACTTGGTAAGAAGAAACTTGAGCATCCGTATGAAACATTCCGCGAGTTCTATACAAAAGACTGGACACGGTTCGTCGAGTATAACATCATCGACGTTGAGATCGTCGACGAACTTGAACGCAAGATGAAACTCATTGAACTTGTGCTTACAATGGCATACGATGGTAAGTGCAATTATACTGATGTGTTCTCACAGGTTCGCACATGGGATTGTATCATCTACAATCACCTTAATGATCAAAATATCCAGATTCCCCAGAAGAAAGAAAACAGGGGCAGGACTATTGAAGGTGCGTATGTGCAAGAACCAAAACCAGGAAGGTATGACTGGGTTGTTTCCTTTGATGCTACCTCGCTGTATCCATCAATCATCATGCAGTATAATCAATCACCTGAAACTATTGTTCAGAATGGTGCAAAAGATACGACAGTTAAGGGGTTGCTCGGTCAAAAGTATAACCTCGATGATCTCAAGGATGCCGATCACTGCATGACTGCGAATGGTTATTGCTTCACTCGTAAAAAGATGGGAATGTTTCCTGAGATTGTTCAGAAGTTCTTTGATGATCGTCAGAAGTATAAGAAGTTGATGATCATCGCTCAGAAAGAATATGAGCAAACTAAGAATCCTAAACTAAAGAACGACATCTCAAAGTATAATAACTTTCAGATGGCAAGAAAGATTCAGTTGAACTCGCTGTTCGGTGCGTTGGCGAATGAATATTTCCGTTACTATGATTCCCGCATTGCCGAGGGTATCACTATGACTGGTCAGTATATTATTCAGAAGGTTGGTACGGCACTTGACGTCTATCTCAATAAGGTCGTAGGAACAAATGGACACAACTACTCTTTCTACTCTGATACTGATTCTTGTTATATTTCCTTGGACCCTCTTGTTCGTAAGTATTATGGCAATCTGGATCGCGATAAACTCATTGATGTTCTCGATAAAATCTGCGAAGAGAAAATCACAGAGGCAATCAACAAGAGTTGCGATGGACTTGCGGACTACACGAATGCATTTCAAAAGAAGATTATCTTCAAACGTGAAGCAATCGCGGAACGTGGTCTCTGGGTTGCAAAGAAAAGGTATGCACTCAATGTCTACGATAACGAAGGCGTCCGATATAAAGATCCGAAACTCAAAGTCATGGGTCTCGAGATTGTTCGCTCCTCGACTCCAGCGCCTGTTCGCGAAAGTCTTAAAGAAGCAGTAAGACTATCGTTGACTGCAGATGAAGCAACTCTACAGAAGTTTATTGAGCACACTCGTGGGTTGTTTAATAAAATGGAACCTGAAGATATTGCTTTCCCGCGAAGCGTCAATGGACTTGCTAAGTATACATCAAGAGCAGACATATATGGCAAAGGAACACCGATGCATGTTCGTGGTGCTTTGATGTATAATCACCTGCTTGAGAAGCACAATCTTAGTATGAAGTATGAAGCAATTCAAGAAGGTGAGAAGATTAAGTTCCTATACTTGAAGGAACCAAATACTATTCGTGAAAATTGTATTGGTTTTATTGGTAAAATACCAAAAGAGCTTGACATACATCGGTATGTAGATTATAATACAATGTTCAATAAGAGTTTTCTTGAACCATTAAAACAAATTGTAGAAGGCATTGGTTGGAATACAGAACCAGTTGCCACGTTAGAGGATATGTTTACATGAATGCACTAATAGATAAAATTAAAAAGAACAGCACCATTAAGGAGACCAACGTTCTCTCTAAGAGTAAGTTGTTCAGCACTAAGGATCTGATCCAGACATCAGTTCCTGCCTTGAATGTTGCCTTGTCTGGTAAACTGGATGGTGGTCTGACTCCAGGATTGACTGTCTTTGCTGGTCCATCGAAGCACTTTAAAACAGCGTTTGCTATGATGCTTATCCAGAGTTTCCAGAACAAGTATCCCGATGGTGTCATTCTGTTCTATGACTCGGAGTTTGGTGCACCGCAGTCATACTTTGAGAACTTTGGTATTAATACTGACATGGTTATTCACACACCAATCACTGACATTGAACAGTTAAAGCATGATGTCATGCAGCAAATTAATCAGTTCGAACGTGCCGATAACGTTATGATTGTTGTTGACTCTGTTGGTAACTTAGCATCCAAGAAAGAAGTCGACGACGCACTTGATGGCAAGTCGGTTGCTGATATGACTCGTGCTAAACAGATGAAGTCGCTGTTCCGTATGATTACTCCGCATCTTACCATCAAAGATATTCCTATGGTGGTTGTCAATCACACTTACATGGAAATTGGTATGTTCCCCAAGGCAATCGTGTCGGGTGGAACTGGTATCTACTACTCTGCAGATAATATCTTCATCATCGGTCGTCAGCAAGAGAAGTCTGGCACCGAGGTAGTTGGTTATAACTTTATCATTAATGTTGAGAAGTCCCGTTACGTTCGCGAGAAGTCAAAGATTCCGATTGAAGTTACCTTCGAAGGTGGTATCAGTAAGTGGTCAGGTCTGTTGGATATTTCATTGGCATCTGGTCACGTTGTGAAACCAAGCAATGGTTGGTACCAGCGTGTCGGCGAAGAAAAGAAGTATCGTCTCAATGATACATATACCAAAGAGTTCTGGTTGCCAATTCTTACCGACCCAACGTTCGGCGAGTGGATTGAAAATCGTTATCGTATGGGCAATGGACAAATGATGGAGGGTGACAATGTGGACATTTCTGATGAAGATATTTCAGAAGAATACGAAAATCAAGATATGTGATCAATGTGGGGTCGTTCTGAAAAAGAATGACCCTGCCATGTGTCTTCATGGTATTGAAGAGGGTCTCGAGTATGAGATGTTTGTGTGTGAACCATGTTGCATTAGAATCGCAAATGAATATGATGAGATAGAGGATTTAAAAATTGCAGAAGATCGAGACGATTATACTGAGTAAATTGTTTTCCGACGAAGACTATGCTCGCAAGGTAATTCCATTCATAACACCAGAATATTTCCACGATACTTCCGAGCGTAAGATTTTCAATTATGCTAGAGAGTTTATCGAGAAGTATAATTCACTTCCGACAGTCGAAGCAATTGAAATCGCGGTGCAGAATGACCGTGGTATAAACGAAAATGAATTTAAAAACATCAATGAAAAACTGACACATCTAGATGACTCTCTTGATGTGAATGAGAAGTGGTTGCTTGAAGAGACTGAGAAGTTCTGTAAGGACAAGGCAGTTTACAATGCAATCATGCAATCGATTCAGATTATTGATGGTGATGATAAACAACACACTCAAGATGGTATCCCGTCCATTCTCCAGGATGCATTGAGTGTTTGCTTCGACAATAATGTCGGGCATGACTATCTTGACAATTCTGAATCGCGGTATGACTTCTATCACCGTGTTGAAAACAAGTTACCCTTCGATCTTGACATGTTCAACAAGATTACCAATGGTGGTCTGCCAAATAAGACTTTGAATATTGCGCTTGCTGGCACTGGTGTTGGTAAGTCTTTGTTCATGTGTCACATGGCAGCAGGTGCTTTGGGTCAAGGTAAGAACGTTCTGTATATCACCATGGAAATGGCAGAAGAACGTATCGCCGAACGTATTGATGCAAACTTGATGAACGTAAACATTCAGGATCTTAAGGATCTCTCTAAGTCCATGTTCGATAATCGTATCGATAAGATTAAGAAAAAGACTGAGGGTAAATTGATCATCAAGGAGTATCCTACTGCTAGTGCGCATGTTGGTCACTTCAAGGCATTGCTAAACGAACTACAACTGAAGCGCAACTTTAGACCTGATATTATCTTTGTTGATTATCTTAACATCTGTGCATCCAGTCGATTCAAAGCAGGTGCTGGTGTCAACTCTTATACATATGTGAAGGCGATTGCTGAAGAACTTCGTGGGTTCGCAGTTGAGTTTGACCTTCCTGTTGTTTCTGCCACTCAAACTACTCGTGGTGGATATGCGAACAGTGATGTCGACCTGACTGATACTTCGGAGTCATTTGGTTTGCCTGCAACTGCTGACTTGATGTTTGCTCTCATCTCTACTGAAGAACTTGAGAACATGGGTCAACTCATGGTCAAGCAGTTGAAGAATCGGTATAATGATCCTGCTATAAATAAAAGGTTCATGGTTGGGATCGACCGTGGTAAAATGAAACTGTATGATCTAGAGTTATCTGCTCAACAAGGTATCACCGATTCAGGACAAGATGCTGTTCCTGTATTTGAGCGGACTCCAACTGGATCACGAATGAGGGAGTTGTCTAAATTTGACTTCTAATTTTATAGAACTGTATCCGAACGTATTGACTGCTGAGGAATGTGCCGAGGTATGTGATAGGATCGATGATATTATTTCGCGCCCAGATCCTGGTGGTGCTTGCATTTTGTCTGATGATTCTTCTAGAACCGATTGGAATATATTTACTGGTAGTTATGGATCATTGAAAAAATCAGAGGATAAGATAGTTGAAGCATTGGCCCGTGG